ACAGAAGGTTCAGGAACTTATTAAGACATCACAGGTTCAAACCCCTGAACCAAAGGTTGTTGCTGATTTAAGGGCTATTGTTGATGCTAGAAAGGCGTTGGAAGACAAGACACTTCAAGAGGTATTCAAAGATATTGGATTTGATGTTAATATCGTTAATGGAGCATTTACTAAGTTAGAAGATAACTTAAAGAAAGTAAGGGATGAGTTTGGATTATTCTACGATGATATTAGAGAACAATTAGCCGGTAGAGCATTAACTGATTCTGTAACTGAGTTTGGTGTATTGGTTGGGGACATCCTTAACCAAGCATCAGAGAAACTATCCAAAGGATTAATTACCAAAGAAGCATTTGACGCTCTTAAACTAATAACAGACCAGTACGGTCAATTCAATAAGTTAATCCAATTAACCCCTGAGATTAGAGATATATTTGATGTTGAATCACTTAATGAGTTCTTAAAGGTTACAAGAGATGTTAACATAGCAACAGGGATTATCAAGTTTGACTATGATGATATAACAGGGGCTGTTAAAGAAGTTAACAAAGAAGGTATTAACCTTGCTAGTAGTTTACAGAAACAACAAGTTATTATTGCTGGTTATCAAAAAGAATTGGAGACATACTACATGGGTCAGTATGAAGCCGGTTTAGAACAATTCAAGACAAGTGTTGAAAGTGCTAAGATAACCAAAGAACAAAGAGCAGAATTACTTAAGGCGGCTGAAGAAGGTGGTGATAAAATCAAACAAGTCATCACAGACATATCCAAGTCCCAAGCTGAAGGTTTAAAGACACTGGTGGACACGATTGTTACAGAAGAGAACGCTATTAGAAACTTCTTAGGAACAATAGCAACACTTCAAGAAGGTGTAGTTGTCCCCGTATCTGAAACGATTAAAAAGACATTATTAGAAAATACTGACTTATTAATCAAGGAGACACAGAAGGTAAATGGTATTGTCTTAGATGAAACAAAGACAGCTCGTCAAAACTTAGCATCATTTGAAAGACAGATTGCTAAAAAGGGTATTGATTTAACCACCTTTACTGAAGAAGAAAAGTTAAAGTTAGTTAAAGCCTATCTTGAAAAACAAGTTCAAGCAACACAGGATGCTGAGGAAAGAAAAAGAGAAGAGACAAAGATTACTATTGATGACGTACAATTAGCATTACAGGTGGCGTCACAAGCCATATCTGATATTGCCGCAATTGCTGCTGACGCATTCCAACTTCAACTGACTAAATTAGAAACTGACTATAACCAAACTTTATCAACAATAGTTGGTGATACAGAAGGAGCTAATAAAAAGAGAATTGAGTTAGAAGAAATATACCAAAAGGAAAAAAGAGCACTTGAAAAGAAAGCTCAATTAACCTCATTAGCATTTACCCTTGCTACAACCATAGCACAGGGAGCACAAGCATTTGTTAATGCGTTGGCTACTTTACCACCACCTGCCAATGCTATTGTTGCGGGTATACAAGCAGCCATCACAGCAGCTCAGGTAGCAATCGTAGCAAAACAAATACAACAGGTTCAAGCAACCCCTTTAAGAAGAGGTGGTATGTTAGGTAGTGGTGGTTTAGTTACAGGCCCTTCACACGAAAATGGTGGAGTATATGCTGGTGGTGGTTTCTTTGTTGAAGGAAATGAAGCGGTAATAAATCGTCAATCCACTTTACAATATGCTCCATTGCTATCATCTATTAATCAACAGGGTGGTGGTAGACCTATTCTTGTTTCAAATCCTATGGATTCAAGATTGATAGAAGCAATTGCTAAACAAAATACATCTCCAATAAGAGCATATGTTGTAGAACAAGATATCACAAAGGCTCAAACAATAAACAAACGATTAGAACAATTGGCATCGTTTTAAAAGAATATAATTATATATAATGGCTTTAAAAATTATTGATTTAGATATTGACGAATCATTATCAGCAACCACACGAGTTGAAGAGGTAGGTTTCGTATTACAACCAGCAATTGAAACTGAACTCATCTACTTTACCTCTCAGGAGTTTGAAGATACAATTTCTGACTACCCCCAATACATTACAGACAATGCTTTAAGAGCAAAGAGATGGGTAGAACAGAATGGATATGGAAGTTGTATGACTCCTGTGGGTAAAGCTAGGCTTAACCAACTTGCTAACAGAGAACCTATTTCTGTATTAACAATTAAACGAATGAAGGCTTATGCCGACAGACACAAGAAGGATTTGGAAGTATCTAAATCTTTTGATGATGGATGTGGTTATTTGGCTTGGTATTCTTGGGGATTAGATGAAACAGGTAGAGTTGAAAAGTGGTTAGAAAGTTTTATCAACAGAACAGAAGAAGACATGGCTGAAATCGGTGAAAGAGGTGGTGTAAGAGAAAGTAAGAAAGCCCCAAAGTCAGATACACCAAATCGTAATCCACAGGGTGAAGGAACAGCTAAGGGTGATGCTTCATCAACTCGTGGAGCTGAGGTTACAGAAAGAGTAGAAAAAATACTTAAAGAAAAATCTGATGACTTCAACGAAAGATACAAGGATAAACTTGGGTATGGTGTTAATGTAGGTATGTTGAAAAGTGTATACCAAAGGGGTATTGGAGCGTATAATGTTTCACATTCCCCTGAGGTTAAATCAGGAGAGCGATGGGCTTTAGCTCGTGTAAATGCGTTTCTTTATTTAGTTAAAGAAGGAAGACCTGAAAATAAGAAATACACAAGTGATAATGATTTATTACCAACAGAACATCCAAAGAAGTCAGCAAAAGAAGATATGGAATATGAACCATCTTTACCCCCGTATGTTAACTATGCGGATAAGGAAGATGATATGTTAATCAAACCAATCTTGTTTGTTGAAAGAAAACCATACGAAAGAAGAGATGAATATATTGGAAGATGTACGGCTTATCTAATCAAGAATGAGGGTAAACCAAAAGACCAAGCTTATGCCATCTGTATATCTGAGGCTGATAGTTTTGCTAAGGGTGATAAGGTGTCTTTTGATTGGGATGAAACATTATCTACTCCAAGAGGATTAGAGATTGCCATGGGTGAAAAGAATAATGAATCAACCCTATATATTATTTCAGCAAGACAGGATATAACTGGTGAAATGTTAAGAAAAGCTGCTGAACTTGAAATACCCCAAAGTAGAATACATACCACAGGTTCAAACAAGGCTAAGATTGAAAAGATTAAGGAATTAGGTATTGATAGACACTATGATAATAACTCTGATGTTATTGACGAAATTACAGGTATTGGGGTTCAGTTTAATTGTGGTTGTATGGATGAGTTTATTGAGATGAGTAAGATTAACGAGCAATATAATCTTGTTGGTTTTATTGATGGTGAACCCCTATTTTCAACACCAGTAGAAGCTGAGAACTATGGTAAGGTTACACACGGATGTGGTGGTTATCACACACATTACGATGAAGATGGTAATGAAGTATACATGGCTTGTGAAGTTCATCCAACAGAAGAAGATTTTAGTTTTGGTGTGGAAGATTATAGTGAAGAAGAAATAGAAACTGCTAAGATGTTAAAGTTCTTAGCTGAAACAGACAGAGAACAATTTGAAGCTGTTATTGGGGCAATGCGTGGAGCAACAGAAGCTGAGATTAAAAGAAGAAACCATAGAAATGTTACCACTTACTTTAGATACGATAGATTATTAGCAGGAAGTCCTGATAGAGAGTTCTGTACTTCTATTGAAGGTAGATACTTTAGAAGATTAGAGATTGACTTATTAAAAGATATTAACAGAGAGTTCGGTCATCAAAAAATGCCTTACTCCAAGTGGTTATACAAAGGCGGGCCTAATTGTGTCCACGCTTGGCGTAGATTTTTAGTTCAGGAACAAAATGTTGTTGATGATGGAATTGTTGAAGGTAAGCCAGGAACACCACCAAAGAGTATGGAGAACAACGGATATTATTCACCTGAAACAAAAAGAAAGTCAGAGGTGGCATATATTGTTTCACAACAAAACATGTCTAGACAAGATTTTAAAGCTGATAAGGAAAAGAGAATGTTGTATTCCCCTTTGATGCTTCCAAACATCTTAATACCAAGAATGGAAAATAATCAGAAGTATTATGTTCGTTTTACCCCTGAAAGTATTGAAAAAATACAAAGGAAGTTTATGGTTGAACAAAGGCTTCGTTCCAACAACTACGAACATTCAGACCAAAAGTTTAATGATATTGTAATGGTGGAGTCATGGATTATTGCCGGTGATAGTGATAAAGCGTATGAATTAGGATTTACCAAGAAGAATGCCCCTGTAGGTTCATGGATGGGTGGATACAAAGTATTAGATACACCAGAGGGTGATATAATATGGAATGACTATATTAAGTCAGGTAAGGTTAAGGGATTATCAGTTGAAGGGGAGTTTCTATTAAGAACCACAGATGCTGAGTTCTTCAACAAGTATGATGTAGCATTTCAAAAGATTGTAGAGATATTAGGACAAGTAAAATAATGGTTATTCATTATCCACCAAAATGAAAAGTATATTTATATACATAATAAACAAATAAGTAAAATTATGAACGCAAAACAAGCTATTGATAAAATCGCTGAATTGTTGAGATTTACTTTCAAAGCAGAAAAGTTTTATTCTACTAAATTAGTTGATGGCACAGAAGTTACCAACAATTTAGATGAGGATTTTAAAATTGGACAAGTTCTATATGTAGTGGGTGATTCAACCCTTACACCAGCACCTGCTGGGGAACATGAAACTCGTGAAGGCTTAAAGGTTACCGTTGATTCTGAATCTGTTATAGTAGCAATTGAAGTTGCTGACGCAGAGGATGATGCTGTTGAAGAACAGGAAATGACGAGAGCTGAAGACGCACAAGGACAGATTTTGGAGTCAGATACTTTTGATGTGGGTGAAAAGGTCTTTTTAGTTAAAGAAGATGGTTCAACAGAACCAGCACCAAATGGAGAACATCAAGTAGTATTAAAAGACACTTCTGGTAATGAAAATAAAATCAGGATTCAAGTTTTAGATGGTGTAATCACCGAACGCTCTAATGTGGAAGAAATGGCTCAGGAATCAGGGGTTATTACAGACGCACCAGACGTACAAAGAATAATAGACATGTTAGTTCCTGTAGTAGAAGAAATGAAGAAGATGAAAACCGAAATGGAATCTATGAAGAACAAAATGTCTGCTGATTTATCAGCATTAACTTCAGATTTTGATAAGTTCAAAAAGTCCCCTGAAAAGTTCTCTGTTGTTGAGAAAAAAACATTCAAAGAATCATTAGATGACTACAAACTTGAAATCATCAAAAGCATGAGAAAATAAAAATAAAAATAAAATAAACAAAATGGAAAAAAAATCATTTTCTTTTAACTACGATTTATCAAATCTTCCTACATATAACTCATATGGTAGCGACATGTTGATTAAATCTATCTTAGGTTTAACGCTTCCAAAATATGCGACAATCAGACCTAACTTGAAAGGTACAACTGAAAAAGTTGGTTTCGTAACAAACGATGTAATCCTTCAAGACCTATCTTGTGGATTTGACCCAACAGGTGCTACCACTCAAAACCTTGTTACTGTTGACTTGTGTAACAAGAAAGTAAACCAACAATTGTGTCCTTACGATTTGTATGATACATATCTTTCACAATCTTTAACAAACGCTAACTTCCAAGAGAGTGTTCCGTTTGAAGAAGTAATTTTGACGGATATTTCTAACAGAATTGCTAACCAAGTTGAAAAGCAACTTTGGCAGAACACAGTAGCAACTGGTGGAACTTATGGTTCTGCTTGTTTCAACGGGGTTGGTGCTTTAATCACTTCAGGTAATGGAGCTACTCAAATCGCTTACACAGCTGCTACAGCTTCTAACGGATTGGATGTATTCTCTGCTATCTACCAAAACATTCCTGCGAATGTATTACACAGAAACGACTTAGTAATCTTCTGTTCTTACGCTAACTACAGAGCATTAGTTGCTTCTATGAGAAACAGCTCATTCGTGAACTTGTTTACTCTTGACGCTAATGGTGCTGCTACAGGTGAAGAGTGGAGCTTAATCTTACCAGGAACTAATGTAAGAGTTATTCCTACTGTAGGTTTAGATGGTGTTTCAGCTTACTATGCTGGGCCTGCTGGATACTACATGGTTGGTATGAACGCTGAGATTATGACTGTTAAATCAGTATATGACCCATTTGAGGACATCGTGAAGATACAAGCACATGTTACTTATGGATTAGGTATTTTTGATGTAGCATCATTCTGTCTTTGTAAGTAATCGTTAAACTCGTGTTAATACACATAAAATAAAAAATAAAAAACATAATATATTATGGCATCATGTTTTATAACAACAGGATATACCTTAGATTGTCGTACTAGTTCTACAGGAGGTTTAAAGAGCCTTTGGATTTTAGGTGGAGCTAACAACTCAATCACAGGATATACTGTAACTAATAGTCAAGTTTCGGCTATTGGTGGAACTGGTACTTGGTTTAATTTCCAACTACCGAAACAAGCTGCGTCTTTAACTGAGAACTTGGGTGTAAACACTACAAGTCAATCGGTTACTTTCCAACCAGAATTGGTAGTTAACCTACCTAAATTGGATACTACTTTAAGAGATGTATTCGTAGATTTAGTTTCACAAAATGAAATCTATGCTCTCGTTGAAGATAATAACAATCGTTATTGGTTAGTATTCCTTGATAATGGAGGACAAGTAACTGCTGGCTCTTTAGCTACAGGACAAGCTTATACTGACTTAAACGGAGCTTCTGCTCTTACTATGGGTGGTGGTGAACCAACTTCTATCAGAGAAGTAGCTGTGGTTACTACAATTTCAGATGTATTCACTGCTGGTGGATTCACTTTTGAAGCTTAATTAATACTTTAAAGCAAAAGGGGGAGATTTATTTTCCCCCTTGCTTTAATATTATCTTTTAAAAAAAAATTATATGATGAACTGGGGTGGTAAAAATTGGAGACCTGGTGCTCCCACAAATAGAAGACAACCGATAAATCAGAGTGTTGCTGAACTCATGAAACCTTTGGGTGAAAAATCATTTCAAGGTAATGTATGGGGTTCTGTAATCATGAATGTGCCTTTACCTGATACTACCCCACCACCAGTTCCTTATGTTAGATTTGTTGCCTTTGGAACAAGTGATGCTATTCAAACTGAATCACCAACATATTGTTCTTTTGATGGTTCAAGTTGGACTGCTTCAACGACTACAGGAAGAAACTTAAGCACAACTTCTTTTGATATTCAATATAATGATATTCAAAGTAAGTGGATAACTGTTGGTAATGATTCCATTATTGAAGATTCTACTGATGGTATAACATTTAATAATAACGGATTAACCTTTTTATCTGTTAATAAAATAGCTCAAGGAACATCAACACCTACTGATTATAATATTAGTGTTGGTAATGGTCTTGTTTATCCTAATCTTGTATCAAGTTATTCAGATATTACAACTAATACAAGTTATAATTCTTTACTTGGTGGTTGTGGTTCAGGCCCAACAGCATTAATTTTCTGTAGTTTCCCAAGTCAAGATATGTGGTTAGCAGGTTATGCTGGTTGTACTGGTGAAGCTTATTCATATAATTTAGGGACTGACCCTAATTCAGATACATGGAGTGGAACATCGTCATTAAATAGTTATGTAGGTCAAGTAAAAGAGTTTGCTTCTAATTATGATTCAAATACTAAATCTGAAACATTAGTTGTTGCTGTTGGAATACAAAGTCCATTACAAAGTATGGCAGCGGTATCTAATGATGGTTTAACATGGACTGGTGAAACAAGTTCATTATACAATAGTTTTGATAATTTAACTTGTGTTATATGGGATGGTTCTAAGTTTATTGCTGGTGGAACTACTAACTCTCTTGTACCAGGCCCATTATTAGCAACATCAACTGATGGTATTACTTGGGTTGTTAATACAGGAGCAACACAAGGTTCTACTACAATAGATTATATAACAGATATATCATTTGATGGAACAACATACATGGCATTAGGACAAAGTGGTTTCTTAGGAACTGTTGCTCTTACAAGTACAAATGGATTTGATTGGACGGTTGTTACTTTATCATTAGCCACAGGGGTTCAATTGCTTAAAATAGATAGTAACCCTCACCCATACAGACGATGATAGTTGACGGAACTGAGTTTGATGAGTTTAAGATAAAGACAATCACTATGGATTTGGATACATGTAGTATCACATTCAAAGTGATTTTTCATAAAGATAAACAACGAGTAACAAGGGTAAAAGAGTTTACCTATGAAAGTGAATGTTATGTTGATGTAAATAAGAAAATAAAGCAGTTAGAACAAGATATATATGCCACAAATATTTTATAGAAAAAAGTTCTCGGACTATTTGGGGGAAGAAAGAGCCTTAAATGATATTATTGGAGCATTTGCTTCAGTAGTTATCCCTACGCCTACACCTACACCAAGTGTAACTCCTACAAATACTCCGACACCTTCTGTTACTGCGACGAATACTCCTACCCCAAGTATTACACCGACGAATACACAGACACCTACACCTTCAGTAACACCAGGATTTACTCCAACGAGTACTCCTACTATGACTGTTACACCGACTAATACAAAGACACCAACACCAAGTGTTACTCAAACTTCTACTCAAACACCTACCCCTTCTACAACTACAACTTTAACACCTACTCCTACTCAAACACCTACTAATACCCAAACACCTACCCCTTCTACTACTACAACATTAACGCCTACGCCTACACAAACTCCAACGAATACACAAACTCCTACCCCTTCTACAACTACAACTTTAACACCTACTCCTACTCAAACACCTACTAATACCCAAACACCAACTAATACCCAAACACCAACTCCTTCTACAACTACTACTTTAACCCCAACACCTACTGAAACTGCTACACCTACTCCAACACCGACATCAACACCGGTAGTTGCGACAAACTATTTATTAACAGAAAATAGTGATGCTATTACAACAGAGAACTCAGATAACATAGAAATAGATATATAAAAAAACAAAATTATGGCTAATATAAAAATAAGCGCTTTAACAACCTACACGGGTAATCCATCTGATAATAGATGGTTTATTATGAATAATAGTGCGAATACCGAAACATTTAAGTATTCAGGTTATTCATCACCATTAAGATATGGAACTCCTGATAATAGTATCATATCACCTTACTTATCACCATCAAGTGTTGGTGGTTTATACGATTTAAATATACAAGGAACAGGTAATACTATTACTAATACTGAAGGTTTAAATCAAATTATTGGTGGTAGTAGTAATGGTATTTCAGGAGACCAAAAAAGACAAAATATTATTAATTCATTAAATTGTACCATAGTAGCTAATTCAGCAGTTGGCGGCG